TCAGGGGCGCGCCGAAACAGCCCATGACGTACAGTGTCTTGTAATGGTCCACGATGTCTTGCAGTTTCTTGATGAATTCAGACGCTTTCATTTTGCCCTCTCCTTTCGCGTCTGCGGGGCGTTCCGCCCCAGCCGTGATATTTGACCCGCCGCCCGCTCCGGCCTGTCCTGCGCCGTCGTAGGCCGTCAGGCCGTATGATTCGATAATCTGAATCAGCTTGTCCGTGTAGTTCGGGTCCGTGGCGTAGCCCGCCGCCTTGATCGCCCGGCAAGCGGTCTTATAGTCCCGCTCCCCGACAACGGCTTTGTACCGGGCCGCGCCCGTCAGCAACGCCGAATGGTCCTCCACGCTCTCTTCCCAACTGTCGTATGCCCGGAAAAGGGCCGTCACGGTGGTAAAGTTCACGCCGTCGTAACACTCTTGCGTTTTCGTGCTGTAAACCCGGCCTTTCCAGCTTGTCCCCGCCTTGATGCCGAACAGGGCGTTTGCCTTGACGGTCAGGCCGGATTTTCCCCAGCCGCTTTCCAAAATCGCCTGCGCGATTGTCAGCGAGGCAAGCACGCCGCTTTTTTGCATATCCGCCGCGGCCAGCGCGCCCACCCGCTCAATAAATGCTTTCTGTTCCTGTGTCATTTGTGTTCCTCCGCTATGGCTGAATGTTGTTCAGGTCTACGGGCATTCCCTCCGTCGCCGTCGGGTTTGCCTGCTTGATCTTCACCACGTTTTCCGCCTTTGCTTTCCAACTGTAAAAGCCGATTGCCGTTGCCGCCGGGGTTCCCACATAGGCGAGGAAAACGCCAAGTTGCGACGGGTCAAGGGCCACGGCCCGCGCGCCGATGACAAACCCCGCAAAATAGGTTAAAAGGACCGCCGAAAGAACCAGCTTTGAAAACTCGATCTTTCGGCGGTCGCTCTTGCTGTCTGTCCGGCGGCGGCTCCGCCGTCTGCCGAACAGCAGAACGGCGGCAATCCCGCCCGCCAGCCCTGCGGCAATGCTGATCAGGTATTGCATATTCCGCGCCGCCTTTCACAAAAAGTCGTGTTTGACCAACCTGTCATCATACACGCGTTTGATGTTTGCGACGGCGTGCGTCGCCCGGTTGTTCTTGTAGTCCGGGTGTTCCTCGCAGTATCGTTCGTAACTGTCAATCTCGCTCAATGCTTCGATGAACTCTTCCCGCGTGTGCGGAATATCCCGCAACAGTTCGTTGTTGAACCGCAGGATTGCGGCCCGGTGCATATCTGCATTTCGCGCGTCGTCTGTCCTGATATGGTCATCAAGGGTTTTTCTGGTTTCGTCCAGCTTTTCGATCACGTCGCCGTTGACGCACTTCCCGATTGCCTTTCCGATTTTTGACCACGGGTTGATCTTAATGGGGGCAATCTCGATCAGGGTCAAAGCGACAAGCAGAACGCCGACGGCACCACCCCCGGAAAACAAGTCGTTCAATGTCACATCTGTTTCCCTCCGTGTAGAAGATCGCCCCCGGCGCGGATTGCGCGCCGGGGGCCTTTCCGCCTCCCTTAAAGGGTGATTTCAAGGGCGGTCAGCAGATCTTCCACCTCGGCTTTCAGCCGTGCGGGGACCTGCTCCAAGGTCTTTTTGCCCTTGACGATCAGGGTTGCATAAACAACAGCCATCGTTTCCACCTCCTTTCGGCAAAAGATGTATGCAAAAAGCAGGAACAGCGCGTTACTCATTGCCGCCCCCGCTTTCAGCCGTTTTCAGCAGTTCGCGCACCTTGTCGCGCAACCGCTCCGGGACATCATCAATCGTTTTCAGCCCCTTTTGAATCAGATCGGCATAGACCCGCTCCATGTTCACCCCTCCTTTACTCCGCGCCGTACACGGTCGCTTCGATCATTTCGTAAACGTCGCAAAGGGCAAGTTGCAGGTCTGTGACCTGCCCCGAAAGGCTCTCGTTTTTCTCCCGCAACTGCTCGTTTTCGCGGGTCAGTTCTTCAACCGATTTCGGCTTGTTCTTGATACTGGTCGCCTTGTGCTGTACGCTCATTCAAAATTACCTCCCACGGAAGAAATGAAGCAATCCCCGCTTGCGCTGTTCCGCTTCACCTTGATTCGGAAATTGAATCCCCATTCCGCCGCCGTCTTGCTGTCGTTGGAAAGGAAAAACTTGCTCCCGCTGGTGACGGCCTGCGTAACGTCCTCCCACGTGGGGGAATCGTCGTTGCCGTTGTTGCACGCCTCCACGGTGAATTCTGCGCCCGCCGGAATCTGCCGGGTAATGGACATGATCGCCTTTGTCACCATGTCGTCGGCTTCAAGGGGCGTTGCAAGGGTCAGTTCAATTTCGGTTTCGTTCTTGCTGAATGTGTAAGTCCGCGTCGCGGTTCCGCCGTAATTGTCCGTCGCCGTCACCGTCAGCGTGTGGGACCCGTTCAACAGCTTCCGCCATTCATCCGCGGTCACGCTGAACGTGTATTCCTGCCCGCTGGTCGCGGCGTAGGACCGCTTTTGCGCCCCGTCGATCTTCTCAACGACGGTGATCGTCTGGCCGCTGTCCGGGTCTGTGACGGTGTATTTCTGGTCGAACGCTCCGGTCTTTGCCCCAAGGTCCGTATCTGTCCCGCTGATCGTGGGCGGCGTGTTGTTGATGACCGTCCGCGTCGCGCTGGTCTTGTACGCCGATTCCGCGCCCGCGCTGTCGTATGCTTTGACCCGGTACGCCACATTCTCCCATCCCTTTGTGATCTGGTCGGTGTGCGTCCGGTTGATTCCCTTGTAGACCTGCGCCCATCCGCCGCCGTTGTACTGCCGTTCGAGGACGTACCCCGAAAGGTTGTTGTCCGGGTCGGTGGACGTTCCCCAATTCACAATCAGGCTTTCGCCGCCCCGAACGTCGCTCGGAACGTCGATGGAATCCGGGACCGACGGGGCGCGGTTCCATACGATGCTGTATGCGCCGTCCGAATCCGGGCTGTCAGATACCAAGATTTCAGATTTTAGATTACAAAGCGGGCGAACGCCCCGGGCGCCGCGGCACGCGTTGCTCCGGCTCATCGCGCCGGAGGAATCGACGTAGCGGACGTCGTACGAATTCGACGCGTAAGCGTCCGCAAGCCACCAGTACCAGAACGAATTTGCGTTCAAACTGCTTGTCTGGTACTCGCTCTTGCTTACCGCCTCCGCCGTCGGCTTTGCCTGCCGGGAAGCGTCGTCGCTGAACAGCGCAAGTTTGCTTCCGGCCACCACGTCGCCCGACAAGCCGACTTCCGTTGACGTGGCAAAGAAGATTTTGTCGGTGCATGTCTCCGTCCCGCCGCCGTCCACCTGCGCTTTGCCGACGGTCCGGTTCGTGGTCAGCAGGGCGGCAATAAAGTTCGCGGAGAATCCCGCCAGAAAGCCCGCTTCCGCCTCGTACTCGTTGTAGTTGCTCCACACGTTCGCGTTGTTCGGCGGCGCGTCCTGCCCGTGCTGGGCCGCGTACCACGCGCCCGCCCCCGCTTGACTGTTCAGCCATCGGCGGATATTTGACCAAATCCAGCGGTTGTTTCCGTAGGAACGGCGGTTTCCGTCGCTGTTGCTCTGCTCAATAGCGTCAAAGCATTTCAGCGAGATAATGCGCTCCGTGATCAGCGTGACGGAATTCGCCGGAAACCCGGCGTGGTTCTTGTCCGCGATCTTCCAAATGATCGGTTTCCCGTTGTAAAGCGTTCCGGTGTCTTTCACCAGCGCGCCAACGGCGAGGGTGCTTAATGCTTTCGGCATTTCGCTTCACGCTCCTTTTGTGTACTTACTGTTCGGAAAGCGTTTCCCGCGGGTCAGCGATAAAACCGCAGAAATAGCTTTCCTTTTCCGGCCTTTTGTTCTTTCTGCATAGCAATTTGCTTTCCGGGAACAGGCGGTTGAACTTCCTGTCGGTTTCCCTGATCAGGTGGTGACAGTTGCCCTTTTCGGCGTG